GTTGGCTGCAATTTACGCAAATTATCCGTATATCTTTGGCGCTCAATCGTGTAAATGTATTCTTGCATAACCCAACCCGCGGGCTGCGTCTCTATCTCGCTAGGATACTTTCCGTACTTAGCGCCTACACTTTCAAGAATCGGATAAACTCCAAAAGCTTGAAGGCGATCTATGCCCGCCATCTCTTCTAGGTCGGTAGGTTCATTCTTGTCGCTGTCTAAATCGAATTGCGCCCACTGTTCTATAAACAGATTAAGCCCGTCTAAGGCTTTGCATCCCGCCTCAAGATAGTTTCGCTCTAAGCCTTTAATCTGAGCAAGTGCATATAATGTAACGCCTAACTCGCCTAAGTGGTTGGCTGCTATTTTTCTGGCCGCCTCGAACTCCGCAAATGTCCAGTCTGAACTAATCCATTCTAGCAACGGAGGTAGGTCTAAGCGGTTAGGAACGAGTTCTGGTATGTCCTCAATGAAAGATAACATTTCGTAAATCGCTAAATAGATGTCTGCGCTTAGTTCTATCTCTGGTAGTTCGCATAAGATGTGAACTCTTTGCTTTATCTGGTTTGATTTCGTGCCTTCTAACTGCTTAAGCTTGGCAGGTGTAATGTCTTGCCATCTCTGCGGGACTTGAAAGGGGTAGTTGCCTAGTCTGATTCTCTGCATAGTGTTTAAAAAGTTATAGTTTAAAATTCCTAGTGTTTACTTGTGTTTGATCGGTGACGGGGTCGCATGTTGGTGAAAAAGTTAGAGTACTTAGTCTTGTTCTATAGCGTACTCCATCATATCCTCTGTTACATTGTAGAATTTCCAATGAACTGAACTCAATCCAACCCCTTCGATACTAATCACGTCCCCCTCTTTCAAGAAATCTATTCGTCTGTCTATTATCTTAAACACCTCTTGCTCCTCTTTATTAAGCAACCATCCATAATGTTTATAGTATTTCTCGTAATCAGCAAAACAGGCCTCTAGCCCTTCTGTATTTGAAAAAACGAGTCTATTAATTGTAAATTTAGTTTTCATAGTGTTGTGTTTAGTTTGTCAAATGTAAAACAAATATATTGAATATCCTATAATCTTCTCGGAACATGTCGAGGTTTGTTTCCGCTGCTACTTGTGCCTATTGCGTTATTGGATAGGATTAAATCAGTCACACCCCAGACTAAAGCGTCTACCCTATCGGGGCTTTTCGTTTGATCGGTAGGGTTCCAGCTTACCATTTGGGACTCTAGTTTACTAAAGTAACCAACGTGCTTAACACGGCCTTGCTCGTACATCCCATAAACGGGTTCGGCCCTGGTATGCTTCCCTCTTGTGGCTCGCACTAATTTAACTCTTCGTAGTGGGTCTACGCTCTTTAAATTGCTCGATACCATATCACCCCCTTGATTGCTTTCGGCTACATAACAATCGCAGTTATGAGCTACCGCGCAATCTTTAGCAACCTGCGCCCACTCGTTAGGAGAATAGACTCCTGATACATCCTCCAATACATACACATCCCCTTTACTGCACACGCCTAAAACTACTATTCCAGTTTCGTCACTTTTAGCCGTTGCACTTATCGCGGGGTCAATGGCTACGATCTTGCGTACAAGGATCGGTGCGAAGTTTACCCGGTTGGAGGATATAATATCGTGGTTCCAAAGTAGTCCCTCTTGGCTATCTGTCCATGCTCCTAAGAATAGGTGCTCATACCTCGCTAGGTTGATAGCTTTAGTTCTGTCGGCTTGATCTACGAAGGATTGGCTAAGGTTCTTAATATTATCTAGGTAGGTAGTGTGAATGTATGTTACATCTTCGCGCGGGTGTTCTGGGGTGAACTTTTTGTAAAGCATGTGCTCCCTATTGCTAGGGTTCATAATTATCAATACCCTGTTGCAGTTGTTTACTGATCGGATAGATAAATCAATTCGATCAAAAGAGTCTTCATCATGGAATTCTTCGCCTTCATCCACAACGAAGGTAGTCACCCCTTGAATAGACTTAAGGCTTGCCGTTGCTGTTCCTTGGCTTGTTTTTATCCCTTTGAATATTATCCTGCTGCCTGTCTCTTTGTGAATGATCTCGTTTAAGGTAATGTTAAACATGTGGCTAAGATTAAGCAGTTCAATCTTCTCTAAGAACTCAGGGATAATTGAAATGTGAGCTGAGACCATCGTCCAACGAGTGAACAGAATAACATGACCTGGTTCAAAGGTGAGGTTTAAAAGCAGTAGCGAAACATGGTAAGACTTAGCCGACCCCCTGCCGCCTGTTATGAAGTGGTAGCGATTAGGGGGCGGGTTAATGAATAGGGGTTTATATTGTGGTAATAGAGTTAGCAATTAGTTTTTTTCTGGCGCCGCCCATGTTATTGGTGGTTGTGTTATTTTCTCGCCTAAAGTTGTAAGGTCTACGCTCTTGTTTTCTCCGTACTTCTTAGGCATCATCTTGCTCATTAACCACTTGCGCGTATCAATCCTTAGCTTGTCTCGCTGTATTACGTTGTGGTTGATAATTTCGTTTCCTCTTTCATCTATGATAATGTCGTCCGCTGTGCTGTCTGAGATTGTCATTAGTTCATCAGCCATTAGTTCAGCCCTTAATTCAGTCGCGCGTGTGTATTGTTTACTTTTTATCCCGTCAGCATCTATCCATTCATAAAAAGTTTTAAAAGGTATTTTGTTTTTTAGTATCGCGTTACGTGTTGCAATACCGTTTGATACGCTGTCGCAAATGTCGTTTACTATATCGGTCTTTTCTTTGTCTGAGTATGCCATGCTACAAAGTTAATTATTTTGAATTAGGTCTTTTCTCCAGTGCTTATGTATCTGCTTACTCATTTCTCTTAGGGTTTAGTCTTCTGTATCATTAGCCCCTTTGGGTTCGTTGGCCCAATGAGTTACAGGGTTTGTGTCTTTAAAGTATCCGTGTTCTGTGCTGTAAAACTTACTAGTATGGTAGTGCGCTTGAAATACCGCGTTATTGCTTAGGCATACCAATAATTCACTTTGTCCTTTGCTCGGTAGTTCATCCTTGATGCATCTCCATTTAAAGCCTTGGTATATCCTTCCTTTACTCATTAGTAAAATAGTAAGCTAAGATTAATATAATAGGCACGTAGAATAAGGCGAAGATTATTGTTCCCCTCTCTAGTCGCTTGATTTTCTTGGCGGTTTGTTTTTGCTCGTCGGTCATGGTTAATGTTTTGACTATTGTTTTTGCTGTTTTGTCTGTGGTTTCCATAAAGTCTTTCCCTTCTCCTAGTTCTCTTAGATATCCACTAAGTAATATATTTACTTTCATTTCTGAATCGTTATACTCTTCTTTTTCGGTCATTTGCCAACGCTTAATTCTCGGTGTGTTGGTAGCTTATCTGCTTTAGGTTGCTCAATAAAAGAAACTACATTTAGCCTTTCTGCTATTCTTACCATTTGGCTTGTATGTCCTAATTTTTCATAGAATGTTTTGCAGCAAACATCTTCGCCCCTAATAGATGCTTTGTGGCATATAAAATGAGATTGTTCTTCAATACAAGTCCTAACAATTTCTTTTCGCCTTTTACTACTAACTATTGAGTTAGCGGATAAAAGGCAATTTTGACAACATTCTTTGTAAACTTTCATAATTTATATCTATTAAAGTCAGAGTGCCCTTCCAAAAAAACAAGGATTAAGACGTGCCTAACTAGGTCTTTTTACATTCCTATGGTTTGTAATTCTGATTGTAAGGCTTCGGTTTTCGGGTGTTAAACCCTATCCCGACGAACCAAATGATTAAAAAAAACTCTGCAACATTAGCTATTAGGCGTTACTATTTCGGTTTCTGCGATCTCTTTTAATTCCTCCCAGTTGCTAAAGACTAGCTTTATCTTTATTTTTGATAAACTATCGCAGCTTTTTAACCATTGGTCACGGTTAGGCTCTGCGCGTCCCTGTGATATTACCGCGCTGTGATATACTATCTTTGCGGTTACGTTTTCCATTATCTGAAATTTTTGATCGTTTGTGTATTCCATGTTGTGAAGTG